TATCACCCATGATCTCACGCACCTTGCGCTGCAACCTATCCTCAATGTCAGCCTTCTCCCGTTCAAACAAAACACGCACACCATCTAGGGCATTACGATCCACCCTGATTCCTGACATGTACATTCGGGTAAGGGTTTTACATGTTTTAAAGGTAACGTCTCTAACGGTATGTAGGGAGGTGCTTTCTGGCTGGGAGTAGTCTCTCTCTTGAGCGTGGAACAACTCACTAGTTGTGAGAAGATCAGCCCTAAGATAAAGGCTAAGCTTACTGAGATCCGTTTCATTGGTGTTAATTCCCTGCTTGAGGCAAGTCTTAAGGTAATCCTCCTTTTGCTCACCTAGGTTACGTCTTTCAGCACATGCAGCTAGGCTTACTAAGTCACGCTGCCCACGGTTTAGGATGTACTCTGCCAACATGGTATCGTATATATCACCGTTGTAATTGTACCCACACTCCCATAACCACATCAAGTCGTGTCTAGCGTTATGCATTATTAGTAGTGTAGTCATGTTAAGTATATCTTGAACAAGCTTACGCCCAGCGCCTGACGTATCCTTGGCTTCATTGTGGTCTATGTTAACGATAAACAACTCATCAACATTATCGGCATTGACCATACCAACCTGAGTTAAAGTATTAGATTGCTCAAAGGGGTCATTGTGTATTACGCCACCCCTCCAAGTAACACTGTTCTCAACGTCTAATACTAGCCTCATGTCTCTCTCCTTATGCTGTATACAATGATCGTGCACCGTCTAACTCGCAGTGCACTACACCATGCCAACCGCCTTTAAGCTTGTTCTTAGCAATGTTCAAGTGCCTTTGTGTGTCTTCCTCATCTGCACCCTCAACAATAGGGTTCTTAGAGATCAAGACCATGAGGTCTGCTTCAGCAGCCTTGCCTGTCTTAGAGCCTTCCATCATTGACTGATCAACGTAGACCTTACCCTCTGCTACTGCACTCAACTGTGACATCCATACAACACAACAGTTGTACTGTTTAGCAATGTTACGCGCATAGATAGCTGCATCCTTTAGGTACACATCAGACTTCTCGCTGTTCTTAGTTGCGAACTTGTCACCCATATCCAGGATTAGAATGTCTGGACGTTCCTGCTTAACGATGGACTCAACCCACTGCATATCTTTGTTAGTGCTGTCCTTGATGCGGATGTTCTTCCTAACAGGGTCATAGCGGCTACGTGCAAGGGCTACGTTAGCCTTGACCTCATCCATTGACATGTTGGTGGCTGCGCTAAGATAACGTGCTCCTACACGCTCATATGCTTCCTCGTTACAGAGTACTACACACTTGGCACCCTGATGTGCCCAGCCACCCTCACCAGCAATTAGTGAAGCATGAAAGGAAGTCTTGCCTGTGTTAGGACGTGCGCCCACAAGTAACAGGTGACCACCACTAACACCCTCAACCTTACGGCCTAGACTTGGTATGTTAAACTTCCACTGTGTCTGTAGATCGTTAGCCTTAAGTAACGTGTCGATAGAGATGTCCTCCCAGTCAATACGGATATTGGGTGTGAAGTCATCCTTATAGTCTGCCAGTAGCCGCCTCAGTGGCTCTAGTGATGTCTGTGTACCATTAACAAAGTCAAAGCCAAGGTTTGCAACCTTCTCACCTACAAAGTTCTGGAACATAGTACCTAGAACAGTGTCAGCAATATCTTCTTTTATTACATCCTCTTTGTTCATCTTACGAAACAGGTCAGCATATGCTGCCTTGGTTGCCGTAGTCATTGTTTGGTTCTGACTATAGAACAGCGCCTCAAGGTCTGAAGTGTTTAAGTCACCATCATACTCACGCATTGCGCTGTCTAATGTTTGCTTGATCTTCTGTACATCCTTAGTGAAGATCTTATCTGGGCAGCGGATGCCCTTATGTTGTTCATAGAAGTCACGTTTAAGTAACGTCTTAACTAGTGCCAGTTCCATCATCGTCTTTCTCTCCTACAAGAATACTATATATTACTTCCATAGCCACTACAGGCCACATGAAGGCAAACTTAATTGGGCCTCTGTTATCTTCTTCTTCATCATCAGGCTCGACCATGTGATACAGAAGTGGTAAAGCTAACACGTACATTAAAAATATACCACCTAAAAAACCTTGACCTAGTTCATTAATCATCAACCCAAGTCCTATTAACTAATTTAAACATACCCTCTGGTGATTTCATTGCAGCAAACAAGTCAGTTAACTGCTGGAAACTTAAGTATAATAAGTCGTGGTTGTTTGCTCCTTCATTCCATTGTCTCATAAATACAACACCATCATCACTAATGATGCACTCTACATCTTCAAACTCATCACGCTGATCCATTGTAGTAATCACCGTAGCGTCATGCTCCATCTCAACTGTAAACATTACTCTTCCTCCAAACAAAACCCACAGAAGTCTGACTTACTTTTATTACCGCATGACACACACTTGCGCCAACCATTTGCAGCCTCTCGCTCTATGGATGCTTTACGTTCTTTATTCGTCATAGGACTTATGTCACTTAAGTCAGACTCTAAGGGCCATTCATTGTCCGTCATCTGCTTCCATACCTTTCTTTATAAGTTGTATGAAGCCGTACTCAAAGATATCATGGTATGTCTCTGCATCCATGTCTAGAATAACACGGGCTGATCCATCTTCGTTATCCTCTATTTCAGTGATCTTAATATTACCTGCAATCATCAGTCTTCTCCTTGTTGTGTTTACGAAACCTTTTGTTATAGGCACGTTTGATTTTCTTTAACTGTCCAGCTTTCCAAAGGTAGAACCTACGTGCCTTAGTAAGTCCATCATACTCATCACCGCCCTTCATGGGTATACGCTTGGTCATTTGATCATCTCCTACTACTACTGGGGTGTTAGTACTGGCAAGTATTGCCTCTTAACTGATACAATGGTATCACTAGTCATCTCCATACACTAAGGCCTCCCATGACACAGGGAATAGACCTAACATGATCTGATCAATCTGTTGTGCAACTAACTGTGTCTCGTACTGAGTGTCAGTCTTCAATCGTAGGTTACACATGTCAGCAAAGGCATCCAAGCTACCTGACCAGTACCATTCTGTCATAGTAGACTGTGGCAGTACCATACGTGCTTGTTCAGGGGCTACGTCACTGTTAATCATAGCGTTGTAAAGGTCTAGCGCCTGCGTGTTTACATAGGCTGACCATCTGTGAGGGTTATCACTTACATTGTCATACTCTGTATGCCCCTCAATAGAAAGCTCAGGGTCTGCGATAACCCAGTGCAACATGTCTACTACTTCATCACTAGAGCCTTGCTTCTTATCAGAACTACGACCACGCCATACATCAGGTGTATAAAACTCAGGCTCATCATCTACGTACCTACGGCTGATTTCATTCCAACGTAGGAACTTATGCTTCACAAGCTGCCTTGCTACAAAGATTGGAGCCTTGACGTGGAAGGATGCAAAGGCATGACCAAAAGGGCTGATATGCTTGTGCTTGGCTAGGTAGTTTATGAGCTTAGCATCTTTAGCCTTAAGTGTTGGTGGCCCCCAAGTATTCTCTTCCATCTCAGATGTCTTACCAAAGCTAACACGGGCTGCATTGGCTACTGACAGGTCACTACCCATGTGGTCTATGTATGTTGCTTCAATCATTTACTCTAACTCCAATACACTCTATTGTTTCTGTAGGGTTGTTTACTAGAACAGAAGCAATCCTTAGTTCAGCCTTACATATTGTTACATTGGCAAATGTTCCTAGGTGGTGATACTTTACACCTACCTCAGGCATTACAGTGAACCACATTAATAACCATATAGTATTCATCAGAATGGAACCTCACCGTTGTGATCTCGTGGATCAATATAATATCCTGGATTCATGTACTCAGGCTTACGTGTTGTAGCCTTAGGGTGTACCCCTTCTAGCCCCATCTCTTTGAGGAAGTCTTTTAAGTTGCTCATTGTGTAATCTCCTTTAAACGTTCCAAGTCTCCACTTAACTTGTATTTGATGTCATCGTCAAGGCGGAAGGCTGTACTCTTAGCGCCTGTCCATAGGCCTATCTCTCTACTGAACTGCAACGTCTTGTGTGCTGCATCAGGGTCTAGTGCCACGATAACCCTGTCATACTCACCTATTTTAGCCATGTGATTGGCTGTTAGTGATGTACCTAGGATAGCCATAGCTGTCACGTTAGGTAATTCCTGATTTGCCACGATAGCTGATACACAGTCCTCAACCACAAGCAGAGTAGTACCCTGCCCTGATATGTAGTAGTCAGCATTGCCTGTGTAGCGATACCACTTAGGTGACTTGCCGCCTACTGCCCTACCGTTAGCGTCAATGATGCGGCCCTTGTAGTGTATAGGGAATACAACACGTTCGTCCTTAACGTCATACAGTAGCCGTGTAGTCTGTATACCCCAGCGACCAACAAACTTATGAAACTTATCATGCTCTGCACTAGGATGTACAACATACTCAGGTATCTCCATAGTCTCTGCCTCCTGTGCTATTGGCTTTTCTTGCTTAGATAACAGTATCTTGATCTCTGCTGCTGTCATGTCTGTGTGGTGGTAGCCACCAATGGAACAGTCAAGCTTGTAACAGTTGTACTTGATCAACCCCATCTCTTTGGTAGCAGTAAAAGTATTCTTGGCATGGCATACAGGACAGTTGAGCCTACGCGTCTCATCCTCACGTAAGTCCATGCTGTCGAGATACTTACGAATGTTCATCCTCATTGCCTCTCGTTGTTAGTGCCTTAGTCGCACCCCTAAGTGTGTTGACCATGTAAGGTGTAACACTCTGCATGTTCTTATGTCCAGTAACTTGTCGTATGCCAGCCATATCTGCGCCACCCTCAAGCATTTCTGTCACAGCAGTGCGCCGTAAATCCATAGCTGTTAGCTCCATAGGTAGGTCAGCTTTAGCTAATAACTTATTGATAATAGGAGCTATTTCATCCTTATTGTAGGGTGTGAAGGCCCCTGCTCGTGGCTTATTACGAGGTGCTACATACTTCTGGAAGCCAAAGTCTTCCTTCTGGTTTTTTAACATTTTGCATAGTCCTGGACTGATAGGTAATTTAACATCTGCGTTACGCTTGCTCTGGTTCAGGTCTAGGCGGCAATGTTCTAGGTCTAGGCTTTCCCACGTTAGTAGTCGAATGTCACCCACGCGCTGACCCCAGTCGTAAGCCATCTGAACTATAAGGCCAATGCTTCTGTACTGCATATCACCGTAGGCAACGGTTAAGAACCGCCTGATGTAGTCACGATCCCACGTAACTGTTCGCTGCTTAGTGCTATATATCTTTACATGAGCCACAGGGTTGTTCTCCATAACGTCTTGGCTCATAGCGTAGCGCCATGCTGCTGACAGTACAGACTTGCGGTAGTTGGCGTTGCGTGTGCCTGTCTTAGCCCACTTATGGTAGGCTGCTGTAACAACACGTACCTGTAATTTATCTATACGATAAGACCCAAGAGGCTTGCCTTCAACTGTGGTGGCAATAGCCGCTGCCAAGTGCTTAGCGTAGTCATTCTGTGAGCCAATCTTTAGGCGACTGTAGTTCTCAGATGCTAAGTAGAACTTAGCTATGTCACTTAGTTTTGCGTTACTTTTAGGTCTCTCCATTGTCTCTCTCCTTATCTGTACCATATAGCCCAGTTAGACCATGCTCTACTGCAATAGTCTCTACCACATATGCTGTCAATCAGACTACATATGTTTGGGCGTCTCTCCCTTAGCCACTGATGGTTTCTTGCTGCTATTGTTTGGTTTAGACTTCCCCCCAGTATCACGTTGATCAGTATGCTCATCACCATTGATATCCGATAAAGGTAGTCTGCTAACCCAGTGAGAACTATCATCAAATGGGTCTTCGCTTTCTGTATCATTTGTCATTGTCCTTTATCCTATGCTTGATTTTAAACTCTTTGCGTGATGATCTAATGCAGAATGCCATCCCTACAAAATACAAAATTATAATGAGTATGGGTGATGCCATCATTTCTTTGCACCATATGAGTTTATAGAGTTGTGGTGGGTTTCAAGAACTGTACCCCTTACACTCTTAAATATTACACGATGAACACCTGTAGACAGAAACAGTCTGTCCCTAGTTTTATGTGCATCGTATGGGGTGAATACTGTAGTAATAAACTCAGGCTCAGGCTGTGAAACCATAGACCGATATACTTTTATAGCTCTACTTGGTATCATTGCTCTGCCACCCCTAATACTCCACCGTTTTCCCACTCAGCATACAACCCATTGTCAGACAGGATGTCGTTGATCCTGTGGTTCACACCAAAGTCATCCAGCATGGCATCATTCTCTCTGTAGTAGTCAGCCCACACTGTGTCATAGTTTTCCTCTGCTGAGATACGAAATGTATCATCACCGTTGTACCCACCCTCATAGACGGGTACGCCAATCTTTTTTAGCTGATTGAATGCTGTCCTGTAGTTACGTTTCATTATTCTTTCTCCTTACCGTTACTAGTATAGGATAACTCATTAGATGGGTAGTTCAGCGGATAAGTCTGTAGTATTTTCTGCAATATCTCTGCACGGTATGTGAAGGACTTCATCAGATCAACATCAGCTAAGTCAGGTGTATCAAAGCCATCCTTCTCTATATCGTCTAATAGGATCGTCCTTAGTATGTCTATCTCATTGGCGGTGAAGTCTATGCTATACATCTTTCATCTCCTCTCTAGCTTCAACGTATGCCTTATACAGCGTATCGCATACATGGTCTTCCATGCCTTTAGGAACCTTTACGTGCTCCTCTATTATGGCAATTATCTTAGCTTTTGTTTTCTTATCCATTACTTCTCTCCTTTGATGTAACACTTCTCTACCTCACCTGAAGTAAGAGCGCAATTAAAACCGTTGTTCTCGTAAATGGCACAGATCATGTTGCCATCCCACCACACTTTGTAGCCATCACTGGCCCAGCGCACATCCTTACCTGCTGCTAGGGCCTTGGTTAACTCTCTAAGTAGCATTAATATTCTCCTCTATAAAAGCAAAGCCACCGCCGTTGCCCTCCTCATCCTGAGACAGTGAAACCATAAGTTCACCACCCCCCTTACTGTTAGGCTTTTGTATGATAAACACAGGCCAATCTCTCGCACCGTACTCATCCTCCTGAAAGTAAAAGCTAACGATCTTGCAGCCTACTAGCTGCCTAAAATATTTATCCATGTCCATTAGATATACTCCTCTATTTCTTGTACATTAGTAATGTTATAATCTGCATCATCCAATGTTTCATGGATGGAAAGACTTCGCACCTTTTCCTGTGCATCATCCTCATTATCTGCCTCTACTTCAAAAGAATTGTAAATAGTAAGCCCCACATAATACTTAGCCATGTCTATGCATCCTCTTCTATAAAAATACCATGTTCATCTTCAAACATATTATCCCACTCATAGGGTGTGATGCCTGTCATTACAAACTCACGTTCACTTGCACTTAGGTTAGGCATGGCATCCTGTGCCAGCATACCGCCCTTCCAAGCATGTAAAGCACCCTCTGATAGGTCAAGGCGCATTGTGTTTGTTTCGCCCGTTAGTTGGCTGCGGCGTGTGATAGTAAGCATTATGCATACTCCTTTTCATCAATACTGTTAAACTCATATACTGCTGTAGCAAAGCCACGGGGTGTGGCAGAGCGTATGTCTTTGGTGCGCTGTGACTTGCCGCCCAGCTTAAGGTGCTGCCTACTGTGGCCCTGCTCTGGTGCTACGGGATCAGTCCAAGGCATCTTGAAGCCCCCGCCTGTCCATAGGCATGTCTTCTTGGGGTAGGCATCACGTGCTGCGATGTACTCAGGCCAACGTGGGTGCTCTGCCTGATCGTCAGAGATATAGCCGCCATACTCATAGGGATGAAAGTTATAGTCAGGCTTGCGCCACTTGGTTGCCAGCACTGACACAGGGTTCTCTATAAAGTAAGGGATAGCCATGCCGTTAAACATACGTGCCACCGCCGTTGCATGCCCTACTGCATCAGCCTGAAAGAAGGGGTTGGCCTCTGCCTTGCGCTTGAAGTGTGCCGCACCGCTCACCGCCATGTCAGTGCAGACAGGGAAAGCCATGCCGAAAACCACAGGCTTATCCGAAAACTCTGATTGTATGGCGTTTAGTGTAGCTTGATCATGCAGGTCAGCGTGGCGGTAGTGGATGTTTCCCAAGCCCCAAAAGTCTGTTGTGTGTCCCTCTACAGGGTGCTGGATATCAAAGGCGTA